CCGATTTATCATCTATAAGATTTTTAGCTTTTGCTAAAGCATCATCAATAGCAGCAGTTGGAAAGGTTGTTGCACTTAAACTTGGTAATGCTGTAGATATACTAAAAGCACTAGGTAATGATGCTGACATACTACCTAAGCTAACTTCCACATCAGCTATCTGATTAAATAGTGTAGTATCCGCATCTAGGTCAGTAGGTAGTTTAGAACCCATATCTATAAGTTTTTCACCTAAAAGAATCTCAGCAGCGTGTAATATTAAATATTGTTTCCAGTGTGTAGGGAATTTTTCTGTTGTTGCAATACTTTGACCAAATAAGTTGTGTGCATCATCTTTTACAGTTTCATTAGCATCGTGAACTGTTTTATGGTCAGAGTTAAAAACTACATAAACTGCACCACGAGTAGTAGCATTTGTATCCGCACAGTCTGGATATATTTTTAAAGAACCTTCAAAATCTACTACATACACAGGAGAATAAGCCTGTGCATAATATATACTACCCGAATCAGATGCTTTAATCTCTGACTCAGGAGCTATTGGTTGTGCCATATAATCACCCCTAGTAACCTTTATGACATCAAAAATCTTATTAGAAGCTAGTTCAAGACCACCAGCTATAGTTGCTTTTATTGGAATTTTATTAACAAAACCTTGATACTGGATAGGACTAATCTGCTTAGCCATAGCAAGAGTATGGTCAACTGCTTGTTTTATAGCATTAGTTGAATCTAAACCAGTTAAATCGCCTGCGTATTGTTTTATCTTATCTGTAAAAGCCATCTTCTTCCTTAGTAATGGGGGGCCGAAGCCCCCCAATTAACTATTTTATGACCAAGTCATTAATGCGTGAGTTTCAGGTAGACTGATCTCTAAACCGGCTTCGGTTAAAATCATATCTTTTCTTCCATCAACATTATTGTTTTGGACATTAGTAACAACGTGCGTATCACGAGATACACCATTACCACTTAGTGGACGATATTTAACATTTGCTAAATCAACAGCAACTGCTAAGTTCTCATCTTGATTCCTCAATAGAGGTTCGGCAACAAAGTGCAGGTTACCAAATAAGGTATTAACCTTAGTAACCATATGCCCAAAAGAGCCTTTTATGTTTTGAACATCCATACGATACTGATCTGTACCAACGGTGTTCTTCAAAAAGGAATCTGAGCCCAGTTTGTTTAACCAAGCAAGTACTTTACGAGAAGTAAGTACAAGTTTGTCCCCACTATTTCCAGATTCAGGTGAAAAGAAATCCTTCATCGCATCGATGAAATCATCATAATCACTACCTGAATAGGTAAAAGCAAAGTTTTTACCATTCGCTGAAGTGTAAGGTACTATTCCGTGCGTATAACGCACTGGTCCACCAGATGCAGATTCATCTGCAGCACCAATGCCGTAAAGCATTGCGTGTTCGATGTCCATCTTGTGTTCCATTAATTTATCGGCCCAAACGCGACGATATTCGTCAGGTTTGCCACGATAACGAGTTGCTAAAGCAGTTCCACTAAAGAGCTGTATTGCAGTTTTAAAAATCTGACAATATCCTTCTCTAGAGTAAAGCTCGTCTTTCCAACCTTCTGGGTCTGTTCCACCCTCAGCCCAAGCACTACCAATTACTTGACCCTCTTTACCAGCAGCTATAGTGCCACTAGCTTCAAGAGCAGTAAGTTTGATACCTGTGTGAGTTGCAGCAGTACCGGACGCGTAAACAGCAGATTCGCCATCGCCAAGATTTTCTACGCTTTTGACGCGAAAAGCTTTTCCAGCTAATCTAATTACTTGTCCCGGTACAAAATACTGAGGTGCGGCATTCTTACCCGTTGCTGATTCAACACCATACTTATCGTATGCTGCGACCATATCGAGTTCAGCAGAATCCGAACCAGCAGCGATGTTGCTACCGATTGCAGTTTTCAGAATGAAATTACGACGTTGCCATTGATGACGTTGTTCAAGGAACTTGAATACAGGGTCATCAGTAGCTTCTTTCGCAATTTTTGAAAGGTATACGAAAAACGGACTTTGTTGTGGAGCAAGCTCAGCTACTTTGTCCCCGAAGTTATAAACTCTTCGGGAATCATTGATGCTTACACCCTGAGGTGCAACACCAGAACTGATTGAATAAGCATTAGCCATTTGCTAATCTCCTTCTTTAATTCCACGGGTTCCGTGATTTGTAATCGCTAATCATAGAGTCCATAATGCCTTCCTCAGGAGAACTAGAAGTTGACTTATTAGCACTAGGCAGTACGCCCATTGGCGAAGGAACTTGTTGAGCACGCTTCATCTGATCAAAACTCTCTTGCGAGGGTGTTGTAGACTCAGCTTGTTCAATAGTACCAGCTTCTGGATGTCCTTGCACAGTTCCATTCTGTCTCATTCTATACAGTTGGAAGAGATTGTCAACCGTGACACTCTCTGGCTTATCCATAACATCAACAAAATCTTTGATTTCATCAGCAGAGGCATTATATGTCTTTGCTAAGTGGTCTCCAACCATTGTAATGTTATTATCATAAGCTTCTTTTTCCGCCTGTCTCCTCTGGATGTCCTGTCGTTCTTTAGTCAACTTTTCTCTTTCTTCATTTATAACAGCAACATTGTAGTCCTGCTTTAAACTAGAATACTCGTCCATCGAATCTCTCCAATGGTCGACTTCATCAAGGTACTTAGCTGATTGAGAACTAGGGTCACTCCAAGCCTCTTCCCTACTAAAACCACCCGGTTTGGCTGGTTTGGTTGGTGGAGGTGGAAAACTCTCATAACTCTCTTCCTGTTTTGCAGCTTCTTGCGTCTGAGGCTGTTCGGCAACCTGTTTCTTTAAAGAATCAAGTTCGTTTCTAGCCTTATCTGCTTCCGACTGCCAGTACTGGTATCGTACTGTGTCATTGGGGGCCTCTTCTTCTGCTTGAGGTTGAGCTTCTTGAGGTACTACTACAGGAGATGCTTGATCTGCTACAGGAGCTTCAGTCTCTTCAACTTCGTTTGCTCGGAAAAAATCCTCAATTTGGCCATCTTGTGAGAAAACCTCATCAGGGCCAAACTCTTGCGGTTCATTTGGGGAGCCCACAACGTCGTCAACTACTGCGACTTCGTCTGGTGGGGTTGTCCCTACTATGTTATCCATATTACGAGTTCCTTTTTTTTGTCTAGCCTGCTATGGGCATTAGGGTATAGACTATTTTTTAGGTTTTTCGGCATCTTTCACAGCACCTTTAACCTGTCCCATTACATCATCAAGGCGTTTCTCGAATAACTTGCCAGACATTTTAGACTGGGTTGAAGTCTTATCGAGGTCAGCTTTGAATTTTTCTAATTCAGCTTTCTGTTTGAGATGATAGTTTTCACGTTCTCTCGTCTGCAGATCGCCTTCTAAATCTTTTATCTTTTCACCAAGTTGTTCTACTTGGCCTTGTAGTTGCATAACAGTATCAGTTCTAGTCATTACACCTTCTAAGTCAAAAACTTCTGTTTTCTTTAGAACTTCAGTCTTATCAATGATACCTTTCTCATAAGCATCCATATACATTTCTAATTGTGCATACCTATTAGTAGGTAATGTAGAACCTGTAACTACAACAACATCAAAGTTTCCACGGGTTATATCATTCATTACTTCAATCTCACCCGTTTTATCATCGTATATCTTTTTATTTATAGCAAATTCAGATAAACTATTGTTAGGTTGTACTAAACGTACAATTTTTTCAGCTTGATATAGCTGTTGCATCAGACTGATAGCTACTTTAGCAGCTCTTACTAGCCCTGATTCAATATCTTGTAACTTTGATTTAATCTTTCTTTGTCCAAATTCATCAAGTGATACAGTCGCTTTATATGTATGAGGTGCGGCTTCAGAGTTACCCTGCATTAATTCATATAAACCTAAGGTATGGTCAATATCTTGTTTAGCAGCTTGTTCGTTCTGATATAATGTATTTGGTAATGGGGTAGGCTGTATTGGTTGAGGAGCACCATTGTCCATATCAACCTCTATAGCTACACCCGGTTGAGCCCATCTTTGTTCAAAATCTTGCATATCAACTGAACCAGATGGTATTAAAATCTTTGTATTAGTAGACGTGGTAGCGTGAGCAACAATCAGAGACCGTGTCTTATTAATGTACTCTTGCAAATCCTTAACCATTCGTACGTCGCTTACTGGGTAGGGCGTTCTGTTATGTATATTCATAAAGAACACGATGGGATAATGGTCAATGGGTAAAATGCGAGAATATAAGTAAGTATCACCTATAAGAACACACATTTTAACTCTTTGCACTGGTACGGACACGGTCTCGATTAGTTTCTCTTCGACTAAATCTTGATAAGTCATTTCTTCGACTACTGGAGGAGGTGGGGCATCTTCATCAGCCATTCTTGCTTTTTCTACGACTTGCTCGTATTCTTGCATCATTTTATCTACTATACCCTTTGCTTTCTTTGGGTTAGTAAATACCTTACCATTTACCATTACTGCTGGTCTAGCCAACCATTCTGGCATTTCCTCTTCAGTTAATACTTCCTCAGTACCGTCTATCTTATTTTTTATATGAAATCTTTTTACCCAGATTTTATAGTATCGTTCGTATCCTCTTACATATTCGTTATTTTCACCAAAAGACATATCTGTCTTAGTTGCTGTATCCTCAGGGAATACAATCCCTTTATCATCTACTCTCTCAGTAGTAGGTCTATCGGTATGTAAATCAGACTGTGCATTCTCTATAGCATCCTTATACATAGGATACATAGTCATAGCTTGCTCTTTTGTGAACAATCTAGATACAATGATGTTTTCTGCATCATCTGCTAATCTATCTCTACAATTAGGGTCTATATATACATCAAGAGGGTCTACGTCTCTAACACATACTTCCCCTCGTCCAAAATCTTTTAAGGGGTCAATGTATACCATCATAGCTCCCATACCCATAGTGTAGTAATCGTCTATGCAATTACGGAGAGCCTGAGTCCCATCGGAGATATACCACATATATTCAAGTAATCCGTTAAAGATTTGTGCAACCTTATTATCGGAGTCCTCTCTGGGTGATACCCTAAA